TCGGTTTGACAACGCATCTGTTGCGTTGAAATCGTCTGGCGAAACATAAAGATACTTACCAGTCTTTGAACTAATAAGATTATCTAAACGTGTTAAAGGCATGACTACTCTGACCCTGCTAACTTTTGTCCTCGGTTTATTTATACCAGAAAACCTTGGAAAACACTGTAAGGTTCAAAGATTTAGTCATGCAAGGATTTGAACCCTAAGGAATGACAATGAGTTCAGGTAGATCTACCATGTCGTGTTGTAATAGTCTATGACAATTTGCACATATAGGAGCACACTTGTCTATCTCTTCCTTTAATGTCTTATAACTAGCGCACTCTAATAACTTGGATACACTGTACAATTTTGGTGATGGATCTACATGAATAAGATCCATCTGTACAGGCAGATGATACATGGATGCTTCTTTGCATCCTCTACTATCTGCTTTCTCCTCTGATGACTAATTTGATTTGCTTTATAAGTCTTAGAATTCTTTCTCGCCCACTCGCGCTGATACTTACGATTTTCTTCTTTATCTTTGTAAGGCATAGTCGGGATACTTCTTTAAAACATATGTAGATGTAATAGAATTGTTCTCTATAGGTTACATCAGGTGAAATTAGTTCGGTTAACCAGTGCATCAAATTCTCCTGTAATCATATAATCAAATGCTATTGAATATCTAGGCACATCTGCTGTATTCTGCGAGACAGAATGCTTCAATGCAGATGGGAATAGAACTAACATGGCATTCTCACAATCTACAGTTGCTCTATGAGAATTTCTGTTCGTCTTTTCATCATATTTTAGCACGGAAAAAAATTTTCCGAATTGACCCTCACGATCATCATAAAACTGAATTGCTCCCTGAGTTGCAGGATCTACATCGAGATAGTATACACCACTAATCAAAGAGTTTGAGTGATGATGTGTTGGTGTGCTATCGCCAGGATCATTTCTGTTCAACCATGCACCATGACACTTCAGTCCATATTGTGTGCTTACTTTCATCACATCATATGCATATCTTTGCACATGTTTATGGATCTTATCGAATAGTTGTTTGTTTTGTGGATAGGTTTGTATGTTAGTATCACTAACCCAAGCATCATTGTCTCTGTTGCGGGACAATTGAATTCCTTTAAGTATGCTACACTCTGTCTCGTCTATATCAATATAATCAACATATACTGTAGTCGGGAATAAGTCGATAATCATTTCTTGTACCAGGATGTAATGGTGTATCGCGTGCCCTTAGTCACTTCTTCTACTCCATGCAGTATATCCTTTCCTGTAAATAAAATCAAGTCTCCTGTCTTAGGTGTCACCTTTTCGTTACCAACGATAGTACAACCACCATCAAAGTTATCATTTAGATATAACACAGAAGTCCACGCATGTTCTTCAAAGTCTGTATGTAATGGTTGATGTATAGGTGCCTGCCATGCTGTAAGGTGTGTGTAATTAATATATGCAGTGTTATCGTGCTTTCTTACTGTGCAGGTAAGATCTGCTTCTACTCGTTTGAGGTGATCAGTGACATTAACTTTCTGCTTGTCAGTATACAGCAAATCAACCATAGGATTGAAGTTAACAATCTTTCTATTGGAGAACTGTATACCATAAAGAGGATGAAATACTTTATGGAAACTCACAAACCATTCACATATATCCTGTGACAGGAAGTTCTCGTAGTAGTAAACTTCATTTGACATCGTTCAATACCACATTAAAGGATAAAGTTTTTCTGATAGTATCAGACTGATGTGGTGTAACACCATGGAACATGTGAGATGGAAATAGTATAACATCTCCTGCTTTGACACTAGGATAATATATGTTAGATAGTTGCATCTTAGTAATGATCTTGATCCACGGTTTAGTAAATGCTGTGTGTGATGCATCCCAGAAATAAAACTTAGAGAAGTCTGGTCCATCGTTCAGGAATACTACCGCAGCAATGTCACAGTCATCATGATAGTGTACCTCTTGGAAACTACCCTTCTTATACAAGTTAACCCATGGATGCAGTATTCTAGCATGAAACTCTACTCTTAGTTCTTGCGACAACAACTCCAATGGTTTAGTCAATAGATCTGCATAGTCATCAATGTGTAATGATGTTCTATCAATCTTACACAAATCTCCCCAAGTAAAATCTTTATCAACAACTTCATTCTTAGGCAGTCTATCTACCAGAGCAGCAAACTCTGGCATACGATACTGAAAGTAAAAGTTATTGGTAAATATTGCCTTCATAAGAGAAATCCATGTTTAAAGTATGACGACTATCTGTTGACTGTGGATAGGTGCCATGCCACATTGTTGCTGGAAAGATAAGAACATCTCCTGTCATCGGATGATGAGTTTTACACTCTCCATCAATAAAATAAAAGAATGCTCCATGCTTGTGTGGTAGTTCTTCTTTTTCAACGTCAAGATACACAAGAGTACATATATCAGCAAGGTCATTATGACGATGTACTGTATGGAAAGCACCTTTCTCACCATACACTGTCCATGCTGATTTTACCACACAATTACTGACGGGTAAAGCATGGTAAATGATTTCATTTAGTTTGCATAATGCTGTTGGAATATATTCAATAGCACCAGCATCATTAAGGTGATATTGTTTTCCTTTTGTTGTGCTTATGTCAGATACTTTGTCATCAACGTAGTAGTTGCTCTTTACAACAGCATTATCTACTTCATCTTTCATCTGCTTTATTATGTTATCATCTAATGCGTAATGAAAGAAATACATACTCCCCTTTCTGGGATCGAACCAGAGACCAATTGATTAACAGTCAATCGCTCTACCGCTGAGCTAAAGAGGATTGGGTTGGGTGGAGGGACTACTTCGTACCCTCAAGTTATGGGAATCGCTAAAGCGAAAATTAGTACATAACAACAATGGTTCCCTTGGTGCGGGTTCACTTCCTTTAGGGAAGGCGAGTACCACCTCTAACCATTTACATTACTCCGCCTAATTCCAACAGAGTTATTCAGTCACACCCTATGGAACTGATCAGGTTCCAAAGCCTAATGTCAGATTTGAACTGACGACCTACGCTTTACAAAAGCGTTGCTCTACCACTGAGCTAATCAGGCGGTTGGTTTGCAATCCCAGAGAACATGGAGATACAGTAACGACCATATCCCTCTTCTTTCAGTTCAACGGGTTGAACACCATGAGTTTCTGTGGACATGAAGATTATACCACAGTTATTCTTACATTCAACAGCATAATTGACATCAGGGAAATACAGATTACCACCAGAGAATTTTTTAGGTTCTTTCCACAACCAAAGCAGCATAGTGAATACTGCTTCATCATGATGAGGGTGATAGTAATCTGTGTCTCCGTAATAACTAACCATGATAGCGTCCCAGTTAGTCTTATCATACATTGTTTTGGTCCAAGAAGAGGACCAGAAATCACGTAAGGAAGACCTCCATGCTACCGTGGCAGTATTTTCGCAGATGGGAGAAACAATACTGTTTTTGTATGTCTCATATAAAAACATACCAGTATTTTGTTTCAGGATAACACCGTCATCACTTTTGGCAGGTGCGGTGTTCGATCCATCTACTAAACTTGGGTGCAAAAACTCAAGTTCTGTCCAAATAGACTTGAGTTGTTCATCAGTAAAAACATCCTCTAACAAAATGTGTGGTGTTGGACCTTCAATTGTCTTTACTTTCATTGTCTCACAAATGTAAATGCACCCCAGTTAGATCCCCATACTTTTTGATGGGTCTCTGCGTGTAGACCTTTATCTACAACGTGATACTCGTCCTCTGTCAATGTAACTTGATTTTGGACATAAGTCTTCACGCCTTGCCAGTCCACCCAACAATTACATGTTGATGTACCACCTTCATATCGGTTGTTGGATGTCTGCTTCATAACAATATCACATCCCTCGCGGTATGTCAAGATATCATCGGTAATTTGTTCAAGATTTTTGCATTGTGCAAATCTTACTGCGTCTTCAATCTCATAATTTTTTAGACGGAAACTATCACCGTCTTCCACAACCTCAATGACAAACTGTCTGTAAGGTCTGTTCTTTAGATAATTGTACGCTTGCTCACCGTAGATACGATTTTCTCCAATCAGACGGTGATTGACCCAGATGTGTGCATAACGAGTAGGATGGGATTGTGCTTGTCTTTTATTAGAAAAGGTTCCCACCAACAATTCAATAAATGTATTCATTCTGGTATCAATTCTGGATTAACGAGGTCTAGTTCAAATAGTACGGGATGGCATTCTTCTGCAATCAAATAATCAGACCACCTAAAGATATCTTCTAGTGTATACTCTGGATTAATTGCTGCTTCAGACAAGATCCATTTATCTTGCTTCTGTTCTCTCTCAAGAACATCAAAAGCGAATGGAATGTTCTCCACATAATACATCAGAACAGGTTCGTTGTCAACAAACACATGCTTTTTGCTGATGGTGTATTTCATCTTTAATGTCAGCGTTTCCCAATACTATTTAACAGAGATCCAAGAAGTTTCTAATCCATATTCACCAACAGGATGGAAGTTCATTGCAATGCTGTAACGATCTTCTTCTCCTTCCCATACGGGAATTTCATGTTTCATCCATGCAGGCATGAGCAACAAAGAATTCTTAGGAGAGGAAATCATTGTTGAGTTACATGTGTATGGACTTTGTTGATAGACAGGAAAAAGAAAATGCCCGTTCATCCAATGAGGACACTCAATGACCAAGTTGTTACCCTCTTGTAGATATAGTACACCTGCCATATAATAATTTTTATGCATGTGTAAGGCACTTGCTTGTCCTGTTCTTGTCTTTGTAGACCACGAACTTTTAATTTCAAATCCTTCACTATTTTGTCTCATGATTTGAAACGAAATATCTTGAAGTAGAAGTTCAAAGTGTTGCTTCATATCAGGGATACGATGCAGCAACTGTTTATCAATTGAGATCTCTGTTGCTTTACTTATCTTTTCTTCTCCATGATAATCTTGAAGAGATGATTCGTATGTTTGTTGAACACACATTTCTCTCAATGCTTCACATTGTTCATCATTAATTGCATTGAGATATTGAAAAATGGGTAGATGAAAAGGATCTACCCGTTCTAACGTTCCTTCTATTCTTTCCATATTAATCTAAGTAGGAGTGGCGAGACTTGAACTCGCACGACTACAGTCAACAGATTTTAAGTCTGGTGCGTCTACCTATTCCGCCACACTCCCTTATGTAGGTCGAACAGGAGGAGCAGAAAGTTTAGTGATTGATTGTTGTTTGATAAACTTTTTGAGTTCAGGAGTTTCTTCCCATTCCCAAATTTCTTCACGACCCTTGCTATCGGTCTTCTTTACACTGCGCTTAGTCATTGTTAATACCGTCCATTACTTGTTGTAGATCGTCAGCACGTCCCCTATAGTAATCAATCTCCTCAGCGAGGACATCCCGAATATCGTCAACCACAATACTAGGATCGACGTTATCGTTGAAATAGGACTTAATCGCTTCGGATAGATAGCGACGCCTATTCCACTCCATACTATATGGTTTGTAATTCATGATAAATGGTCATATGTTTTTTATTGTACATGATTTAAGATTGTTTGTCAAGCATACCTAATTTCTTAAGGTATTGCAAGGTTTCTTTCATGCTACCAATATGTTTATCGTTTATTGCAATCTGGGGATACGATGCGTCTCCACCAAATTCCATTTGAAACTGTTGCTTTGAAAAGTGTCTGTCTAACTCATATCTATGAAAGTCAGACACACCTTTGATGTTTTCTAAGAGTGACGCCATGCGTTCACACTCTTGACTACCGTTGCTGTAAATTACTGCTGTGGTCATTAGTCACGTTGTCTCCAATCGTCGGGTTTATCTTGCTTAAACCAGTCTACGATTTCGTCAGCACCGTCAAATCGTGTCTTATGGTTGGATGGATCAGGATCTCCTAAACCCATCCTATTCATAAAATCATCTACACTTCCCTCCTCAATCCCTTTAGATTGGCGTCGTGCTTGTCTCAACCAATCACGAGCGGTAGTGTGTGCCTTTGCTAGTTTCTCTGCCCAAATCATGTCGGACAGTTCCACTACATCATTATTTGCAATCTTCTTGCAAATGCCTTCTAAACGTAGTCTATACTGAGTAGATAGCATAAATTCCCCATCATCATGTGATATTTAGAATAAAAAAGGGGGACCGAAGTCCCCCCGTTATTATATCACAATAGATCAGAAAGACCAAGTTGCACCGATCTTGGTTCCATAACCGTTGTCAGCATCATCAACACCACCAGCGAAGGAGAGTTCGCCGTAGACAGAAAGTGCCTCAGTAGCAGCAACACTACCATAGACTTTACCAGACAGAACAGTGTCAGATTCTCCACCGTCAGTTACGACGAAAGAAGGACCAATCTGAGCGCCATAAGAGACGGCACCATTCTCGCCTGCCCAGCCTACGTGAGCGTCGGTTGTGGTTCCAGTATAATCGCTACCAGTGAAACCAGAGTTTGCCTCTACGTTAACGTAGGGTCCTGCAAGGGCAGCACCAGGAGCAGCGAAAGCAGCAGCTGCAGCGGCGGCAGCGAAAGCAGTTTTGATCATTTGTTTAATACCTTTGTTTAGTTTACTTGTGGAGTGGTTACCCACAGATGGAGGATCGGGTTGTCCCGATCGCTTGAAAAGAATAGCACATGATGCAGATGCGCGTCAAGTGTTTGGTGCGAGTAATTGAGGCACCTCCCATTTGCTACAGGAATAATTTATCATTAAAAAAGGGGGAAATCAATCCCCCTTGTGCCAGTTTTCAATGAGTATATCTGACTAGTATCATAAGATACAGTTATCAGTTAAGGTATATCTTGGTTCCTGTGAAGCGAACATCTCCTGCAGAGGTAACGTTGAAGGACGCAACAGTTGCATCGAATGCTCCAGCATCTAGATTTACGTCTGCAGCGGTTGCATCAATTGCACCTGCTGTGATGCTAAAGTCAGCACCAGCGACAAATACATCCTTAGTAGCAAGCAAGTCCATCTCACCAGCACTGTATAGACCTGCTGCAAGTGTGCCTCCTAGAGCAGCGTTTGTAGATGTACCAGCATAGTATCCAAATGTTCTGCTAGGAATTAGTCCGCCAGGACCACCTGCTGCGAATGAATGATAACATCCACCAACACTTACTCTATAGTCTCCAGCAACATTTCTCTGAAGGTTGCCTGGTGTGTTGAATGTTTGTGTTGCACGAGGATCAAACTGGTTTGTAGTATCTGTACCAAGTGCTTCTTTCTTTGTCTCTCCAAGTACAATGTCTTTCTTATTGACTTGAGCAGTATTAATCGCCGCCGCGGCCATGCTGATATCACTTTCTGACTGCAACTTGATAGAACCACCTTCTAGAACAAGTTCAGATGTTGCACTAAGAATAATCTTTGTTGCATAGATGTATCTTGTTCCACCCTTAGAGTTTTCAACATAGTCTCCATAGCAGAGAACATTCAACGCCTGTCCTTCTTCATCAGATCCTGCTGCATACTGAAGGTTAGATCTCTCATTATGAAGTTGCTGTTGTCCCCATGTTTTGATACCTAGGATGCCGCTTCCAGCGCCCTTCTCTGGGTCTCTCTTGCCTGTTAAGATACGGACGTTACCTTTGTCATCTAAAGAGAACGCACTGTCGCCAGGACCGTCTATCCTCAATGCAGAGGTTAGTCCATCAGGCAACTTTCTCTCATAGATTTCAGATCTAGTCAACCATCCTTTGTACCATGTTTGAAACCTAGGTTGATCTGTCAGCGCCTGTTCTTCATCAGGCGTTGTTTGCTTAAAGATATTACTAGGATATTCCTGTGCAGGATATTGTTTTGTCATTATGGGCAATCGATGTATTGACCAGTGCCAATCTTAGTAGCACCAATAGTGGACAGTGCGTCAGTGTCTAGACATGCTAGTGAAGGTAGTAGTTTAGCACCATAACCATTACCACCAACAATATCTATAGCAGGGAACCTGTCAAAAGTTCTAGTTCTATCAAGAATTCTAGCACCAATTACAAGTCCATCGTCATTGATGACTGCTTCTGCAACACCAAGTTCTCCATCAACATACATTTTAGGAGTTTCAGTATATCCGATGCCAGGTCTTAAGATGGTAAAACTGTCAATGATACAACGAACATCTAGATCAGATGCTAGGTTCTTCTTATAACCATATCCTGGTCTCTTTACACGAATTTCTGTTAGGAAACCATTCTCATCTAGTAATGCTGTTGCTGCACCACCGAAACCTTCGCCACCAATGAAGACATATGGTGCTTCTGCCCATGGATCGCCTGGTTTATCTACAGGAATTTCAATGATGCCGCCATTCTCATCTGTAATGATCTTAGTAGGATCAATAGATGGTGGTTCAAATGGTGAGAATACAGTTTCTAAACCATCACCCACACCTTCATCATAATCTTCTACAGACTGATCATCAGCAGTTGTAATGATAACATCTACAAATTTACCCTTACCATTAAGAGTAAATCTTAGTGTCTCTGGGTCCTCAACAACACCATCATCAGCAATACCAACAGTTACTTTTGCTTGATCGTTATTGATAACAGCAGTGCCATTCAATGATGCACCTACAATGTCTTGACTTGTAATGTCCTTTCCAGATAGTGTGTAGTATACAATTGTACCGTTGTCTACATTTGTAGTTGAGATAGTGTAAATGATAAACTCACCCTCAGGGCATGTAATTCTATTTGCATTAACCTCAAATGTTGGTGTTGTATCTGTTGTATCTGTCAGTTCAGTAGTAGAACCAGGAAATTCTGGAAGAATTGACGTTGGATCTTCTGGTCCAATTGGATCTAATGGATTTGCAATAGGTGGTGTGTATGGACTGCCAGGTTCTTTTACATTCTGTTCTGTAATAGTACACTTACCAACATTCTTTTTGAATACTGTAGATACTGAACCAGAAGTAGGAGAATTCTTTCTGAGATACATGTAGAACTCTTGATTTGGTTCGTCTACATTATCAGCGATAGTCTGTACATCAATATATTTTACAGTTTCGTTTGGTGCAAATCCTAGAATACCATCAACACCTACATAATCTTCTCCTTCTGTAGCAGATCCTTGGTTCTTAAGAGTTTTGTACTTGATAGAAGATGCTTCGTCTAGATATCCAGATCTAGTTACAGCAAACTTAGCAATCGATCCTTCTTTTACAGTAATATCTTCAATTTTATAAGTTATGATTGGTTTCTTGGTCGAATCTCCACCACTACCACCAAGTGCAGGAACACCACCAGTAAATCCAACAGTGGTTACTGATAATGGTCTTCCTGTATATGCTTCATCACAAACATATTGTGTATAGTCTGCTGGAGTATCTCCAAACAAATTATCAATACTATCTAATAATCCATCTAAGAAACCCTTATCATCCTCATCTTCTTTCTTCTCACCTGTTGTACAATGAAGTTTGTACTTAGAACAAGTTTGATCTGGACCAGAACAAGAAATACCTAGGAGTTGCATTATATAATTGATTGCTTCACCAATAATGTTGAGTGGTGCAGCAATTGCTCCTAGAATATCCTGAAGAGGACCCAGAACACTTTCAAGTAGTTCATTCAATAGTTGATTGATCTTAGAAATGATACCGTTGACGAGTTCATCTACCTGACAAATAGCAGCACGATAAATCTGCTGAACATAACTCATGATTACATTGGTCAACCACTCAATAAGACGCTCACCAAGATCTTCCATCTTACACCCAAGATCTTTGAGTATATTGTTGAAAAACTCTGTTACTGGTGTTAAGACATTACCTGTAGGTTCTGGAGCAAGAACTGCTTTTACTAATGCTTCAACAGCTTCTTGTATTTTCTTCTTAATCCAACCTTTTATTTTTGCTAGAAATTCTGTAATTACTGATGTTGCTTTATTAACAGCAGTTCTGGCATCATTAATTGCACTGTTTAATTCACCAGTTGCCTCGTTTACATACTTTGTACCAACTCTACCATTACTATTTTGAACATCCTTTAGGAACGTTCCAAGAATGCTGTTCATCTGAGTTTTTAGATCAACATCCTTACATTTCTCTGCTACTTCTTGGCACCACTCCTCTTGCTTGAGTGCTGCTAGTTTCTTTTGTGGTGTATTGACACGTTCTTCACCATCACCTCTCTTAGTTCCATCAGGCAGAGCACCTGTGGTCTTCTGTTGCTCATCTTGTGTTGGATCACCATCAGTATTTGGATTTGGTGTTAGGTCTCCACTTTCTGCACCAGATGTAAATGGTTTAGCATCTGGTCCTTTCTGTGGTAGTACAGACGTTGCACCTGGCGTCTGTCCAATAGAACCCATGATAATAGGTTTTTGTTTTTCTACATCCATGTAGAATCCCATCACCCAGCAACCCTTAACGAGTTGTGGGTGACCACCGCCAATATTACCTGGCATAAACGGAGCAGTTACTGGCATTAAAACATTCGCCCAAGGTAACTGAGGAGTATCGAGTAGTTCCTTATCTCTAGGATGATCCCCAATAATCCTTACCTTGTAGCGATAACCGCCTTTGTTGTTTGCTTCATCAGCGGCGGTTCCTTCAATTTGTCCGATCCACCAAATAAACCCATCGTTTCCGATGCGTTGCGTGGGGATCAACTGTGACAGTAACTGATCCATATCAATTAGTCCTCATAAACCAAGCACTCGGGTTCTGATGGATTTTGATCACAATATAGTTCTAGGTATGTTGGATCGTGATGATCTCCTGCCTCGATTTCTTTTTTATGGTGCTCGACATACTCTTCCAAATCATGCAATTCACCTTCAATATGACGGCGCATTTGTGGATTAGTAGTTGGATCTTGAAGGATCTCTTTGTCCTTCTTGATATGCTCTTCGATGTTGTCCATAGGTAATTACCTCCTGTAGTTATTTAGAACTGTGTGCTGACGGTTTGTCTTTCATACCATAGGTGTCACGCATCAATCTAAGTGTAGTGTAAAACTGACCATTTGTGCCAGTTA